ATTACCTTCAGGTTCTACTATTGCTGGTCAATCCATAAACAGTTTTGCAACAATATTGGTGTCAGGACAGTCAAATGTGGTCGCTGACAGTGTGGCAGATTCGTTGACATTGGTAGCAGGACCTGGTATTGAACTTACAACAAATGCAGGCACTGATACAATCACTATCACTAACACTGGCGGCGCCGGGGGCGGTGGTGGCGGCGTAAGTGCTGGTACAGTCAATAGACTGGCCTACTATGCTTCCACAGGATCAGTGGTACAAGATACTGGTGCTGGATTAACGTGGAATGGAACCGCACTTACTATAACCGGCACTATTTCTGCTTCCGGTGCAGTAAGTTATGTCAGAGCCTATTTTGATACACTAGGAGAGTTAAATGCCGTTAGTCCGGTGACATGGCACGGTATGGTGGCGCATGTACATGCCACAGGTAAAATGTATTTTGCACATGCAGGAGCATGGGAACCATTAGCAAATTACAGTGATCTTAATATTTTTTCAACCATAGCCGTAGCAGGTCAATCAAATGTTGTTGCAGATTCGGCCACGGATACTTTGACACTGGCTGCTGGAACAAATATCTCTATTACCACCAATGCGGCAACAGATACTATAACCATAAGCGCCACTGGCTCCGCTGCTTTATCACTAGATGGGTTGACTGATGTTGTGATTACTTCACCATCATTAAATCAAGTGTTGAAATATGACGGCACTCAGTGGGTAAATGGCACAGATGCCACGGGCGGCGCCGGCGGCGCCAGTAACAGTTTTGAAACAATAGTGGTTGCTGGGCAATCAAATGTTGTTGCGGATTCTTCAACGGATTCTCTAACACTGGCCGCAGGCTCAGGTATTTCAATAACCACTAATGCTAGCACAGATACGATAACTATTACTAACACTGGTGGCGCCAGCAACAGTTTTGAAACTATAGCCGTAGCAGGTCAATCAAATGTTGTTGCAGATTCGGCCACGGATACGTTGACCCTGGCCGCAGGCTCGGGCATTTCAATAACCACTAACGCTAGCACAGATACCATCACTATTACCAGTACTGTGAGCGCAGGGGTTACGAACTTTTCGGCTCTCACTGACAGCACTAATGCATCGTTGACCGTAGATAAAATATATCTACCTGCTATTACGACGCTGACTGTAACGGCCAACGGCACTGCTGCTTATCGATTCGATCAGTATGGTGCTACTGATGATCCTACTATCTATGCCATAAGCGGAACCACCATAGCGTTCAATCTTGATGCCGTACCGAGTCATCCTTTCTTAATACGGACCTCTGGTGGGGTAAACTACAACGATGGTTTAGTTCACGTAACCAGTACCGGCGTAGTTACTACAGGTTCATCAGCACAGGGTAAAACTAGCGGTACGTTGTATTGGAAGATACCCTATAATACCACAGGAAATTATCAATATCAGTGCCAATCCCACGGGGGAATGGTGGGTACTATTACAATCAAAGATATAGCAGCAATTTAACAAGGATTTTTTATGCCAGTAACATATAATTCACTAAGGACAGTAAATGGATTTCGCAGTCCAGGATTCACTGTAAATAGTGGTGGATCAATTGATACTTCAGGATCAATCACTGTTGGTGGTGTGTTCACTCTCAGCGGAGAGTTATCCTCAACTGCAAATTTAACAACAACACAAACTATCAACGGTGCAAATCTACAACTTAGCTCGATCGCTGTAGAAGGCAATAACATTAAAACCACTATAAGCAATCAAGATCTTCTGTTAAGCGTAGATGGAATCGGTACGATAAGACTGCAAGAGGCTGTGGAAGTTACTGGAATTTTAAGTGTGACAGATACTACCGAAGCCAGTTCAACCACTGTAGCCTCGACCGTGTTTTCTGGTGGTGTTGGTATCGCCAAGGCACTCAGAGTAGCCTACGACTCATATGTGAACGGCCTAAGAATAGGAAAGGGCAACAACGGTATCGCAACCAATACCTCTATTGGTGTTACAGCAATGAACGCTGTTACTACCGGAGCAAACAACACTGCATTAGGATACAACTCACTGAACTTAGCAGATAGTGGCAGTAAAAATACCGCATTAGGATCAACTGCTTTAGATTCTCTTACTACTGCTAATGATAATACAGCAGTTGGTTATGCAGCTCTAACAGCAAACATAACAGGTGCAAATAACACTGCCATGGGATCATCTGCATTAACTGTCAGTACTGGGGCAAAAAATATAGCACTAGGATACAATGCCGGTAGTGGATTAACTACCGGTGATGCTAATGTAATTATAGGATCAGCAACAGGTACTACTATAACAGGCACAAATAACAATATATTGATATCCGACGGTGACGGTAATATAAGACTGAGTTTTGCCAACACGGGCATCGCTACATTCGCTGCTGCAATAGCCGTGACCGGCACGGTCAGTGCAAATGATGCTACCACAAACAGTCATTTAGTAACTTACAGGCAGGCTAACAATCTTTGTTTGGCCTATATGATGTTTGGCATTGGTGGTAGTTTGGTACAATAATTAAAGTTCACGCATTACTTCAATTATTGTCTGTATTTTTAACTGAGTATTTTTGTTACGAATACTCTGTTCTAATCCTTGATGAGTAGGTTTAGGTAATCGATCTAGTTGAAACCATCCCCAACCAGAATGTTCCTGGCAGGTAGTGATTAAGAATTCTTGTTCAACGATACAAAAATAAGTGTTAAACATAAACACCATATCTTTGCTAACAAATTTTTCTAATGGAATAACTTTGGTAAAGTTAGGCAACGTACCTATCTCTTCTTGCAGTTCTCTTTGCAGACCTTGAAACGGATTTTCATCTTCGTTGTTTGTGCCGCCGGGTAGTACCCAACGTCCGGAATGTTTCCCATCTGTCTTTTGTAATAGCAAGATTCGGGCTGTGTCTTTAGCGCAGATTATTGCACCACTGCATTCTATGCGTTCTTTTATAGTTCTAATCTCCATGTGCCTGCTCTATACTCTCCTTCAAAGGATTTAATCCAACTCTGCCCATTCCATTTGTATTGTACTCCAGTATATATATTGGTTTGATACACTAATTGATCTGCACTCTGAGCGGCGCTAAACACAACTACCCATTTTACACCATTGTATTCTATAATATCATTTTCGTAGGCTACAGGATCACTACCATCTGTGCCCTTCCATGCATCCGGACCGTCGTAGGCAAAAGTAAATGGTGTGTCTCCAACAGTGCCGTCAACATTTTGACTACTATTAATGTTTTCTACAATTAGGTATCTGGTGCCTGCTACAGAGGCAGCTAGTCCGTGATCGGGTCCAACTCTGGTAGGATCAACGATAGCATCAAATGTTCCTGGGCTACTTGGTCTAGCCGCGGTAACTATGTTTGTATTTGTCGGAAATGTATCTACATCATAATTAACGGTAATATAAGTTTCATCTAGAGCATTAAGACTTATTGTGCCTACAACTTCAGTGAAATTATTTTGCTTGAGATAGAGTTTACTGAAACCTGCTTTATACTTGCCAGGATAAAGGTCAAGTAATTTACGCCAATTTATATTTTCACCGTACTTGGTCGGAATTTCCACACTGTCATTACGAGCACTTGTACTTTCATTGTAATGAAGAATTTGCGCTTGGCCATTTATAACCAATATTCCAAACCCCTCAATAGTGGTTTTCTTAACAGATAATAAAGTACCAATGCCCTTGATATTAAATTGTTGACTGCCACTGGGAAATAACTCATTACCAAATTCTAAAGTGGGATCACTAGCACCAATGCTGTCAGCGTCTTGAGTTATACCGGCAATGATTGTTGTGATCACGCCTAATTGTTTTACTTTTACCGGAGGACTTATATAAATTGGCGCTTCTAATGTTAATGTTGCTATATCAATATTGGTATTTGCACCAACCGGAATACTTCTGTTGCTAAAAGTCATTTGCGTTAATTCTAATGTGCTCAAACTAGTCCAGTCTATAAAATTATCTGTGGTCTGTATTTCTAAGCTGGGGTTAAACAAAACCAATAATTGTTCTAAGATCTGCAATTTTTGATCTGTGCTGGTGCTCCATATGTCAACCTTACAGGTCAGTTTGTATGGTGTAGGCATTAATCGTTCAACAGTATATTGGTTGCCCGGTGAACTATTATAATCGGATATAGTTTGTCCGTATGTGGCACTGGCAGGATTATCATCAACATAGCCAAAGTCTCGTTCCCTAATGTGTATTTTGCCAACATAACTGGCGTCGGAAAGTCTGGTACGATCCATTTCTAAGTTACTAATATATACAGCCATGCGTGGAGCTGCACCTATCTTATTTTCTGAATTATCCTGCAGGATATGTGCGACCTGTCTATCACTGTCTCCATACAGAACAGGAATCCTTACTAGGGTGCCATCACCGTACTTTACACTGAAATTACTTAACAGACGAATAATCTGTGTTAGATATCTACGAATCTGTCCGTCATAAAAATGCAACATTATAAATCAGCCTTTGGTTTCAGCGCCCTGGTTAGGCTGCTGCGTTGATCGATAATTTCACTATACACATCCCATTGTATCCGTTGTCCCACAGTTATAGCGTCCAAGATTTTTATAGTTAAAAATCCGCCTTGATTAGTTACCTGTATCTTGGCCGTAGGTACAATATTTCTATCTATTGCTACTTTTACACCATAGTTTGCACTGAAATTTACTTTGGTAGTAATCAAACTTAGGCTTAGATTGAAAGCACTAGTGTTGTCTGTTG